CCCGTTTGTTTAAATTTAAAGTGGAAGTGGTTAGCTTCCACTGTTAACTCTAGTTTCACCCCCAAAGATCCACTAAAGTCCTTAATCAAGCAGTATCATTAGACTCTATCCCTAGCGCCTAGTGATCCTAACACCCCTTCTAAGCACCAACTTACAAATCACAAGTGTCGAATACAGTTTACATCCTATGTATGCTCTCCATACAGTTCAGATGATATGGCCAGCCCAGGGGACCCCACCCATACTCTAGCTTGCGAAGTGGTCCGGCAGGTGGTTCATGGGGCACATAATCTAGGGGACTTCGCGCATATTCTGCATCCCTAAACTACTTTATTCCATGAGTCTGTCGTTACTCTTAAACGAAAGCATGACATTTAAGAAAACCCATCACTACTTAGAATTATGTCAGTTGTATACTTGACTAGCAATTTATAATTAGTTGTTCGCCATGCAACTAATGCCATTAGTTTAACAACCCACTCACACTAATGACTTTATGAGTGGAACAAGGTATGGATAAACATTACGAACAACGCCTGCTCCTTTTGAGAAGGCAGCTCTGATCTTTGTCCAGACGCTTGGTTGTTCGTGAGTCCTGGTATTAGATATTAGGCCAGAACTCGCAACATCTGTTATTATCTTTCCAATGCCATCCATATTCTTGCTAAGTGTAGAATGAGCAACTCTCGGATTAAAATAAGGATACTGTTCTTGCCTAACTATAATTTCAAAATTATAATAGGCTTCAACAGTTATACAGGTTAAGTTCGCTGGTAAACCATATCCACATATAAAGTAGGATATATTAGCATTAGTGGGATACCATGAACTAAGATATCTTGAGCCGTCCCATGTTATAGTGTGATCAACTGCATCTATTGTAGTACCGTTATTGACAAACACTTGGTTAAGTGGGTCTGTTGGTACATAAGTGCAAGTTAATCCATCAGGATCTTGGACCACATTACATGTCTTAGTCCATTGTCCTTGTCTAATTGTATCAAAATCTGTATATTGAGCGAGATTTCGGGTATTTGTTATTGGTATATACCATGATGATGGAACATCACCATTTATTGGTACAGATAACAACTGTCTAGTAGTTCTAGAATAACTTGCACAAGCTGCAAGCATGCCAGATTGGTCAATGACCTTTCCAGTATACTTAACTTTAATGCAAGCACTTGTCAATCTGTACTTCTCAAAATCTTGCTGTACATCTTTGAAGCAAATAGCATACCAATCATTCAACACCATTGAGTTTCCTGTAATGGCATCAGAAGAATTCACATATACATTTGAAAAGTGAGTTGTGAAGTCAGCTGCAATAGTATCTTCTGGTTTATGTATACGTGACATTTCAGCGTCGGTACCTAAGAAATTTGGTAACCAGTGTAAAACAAAATTACCAAATCTATTAGGTGTGACATTGAAAGTTTCTTTGAATTTGAAAGTTGTTGTTGGTATAGGCATATAACTGGGTGACTTTATGTCTAGGCATTCACTGAATACAAGGTCTGGGTGATATAACCCATAAATGTAATCAGCGAGTAAGTTATCTGTGTAATCTCTGTATTTGTCCTTCAAACCTGGCTCTCTCTCGTGGGCATATCCAGGCTTGACCGGTATAGGAGTTGTCTTACTAGAGGCTATTTGTTGCCTTAGCTTAGTAAGTTGTTTCTTTAAGTCATTAAGTTGGGTGCTTAATGACAGGGAAGCTTTTGAATTTGAAAGATCATTTTTAGTAGTCATCTTTCAATCGTTAAGGCCTCCCCGCACCAAAAATGTACAATTGCCTATCAGCATACTCAGCGTTAATCTGTTGATTAATAAGAAGTAATTGCTCTTTTGTGAGAGCTGTTCCATTATACTTCATTATTGCTTTCATTGTATGCCAATAAGACCCAACAATCTTAATGCTCGTAGCCCTCGGTGAATAAGAAAACCCATCATATTGCTCTTCAACCTCAAGTGGCAATGTGATACGTTTATCTCGTGAACATCTATGTGAGTAGAAAGCCCTTCCTGTTTCAGAATTGGCATAATACTTAGAGGCCTTTATGTAAGCATCAGCCATCTGACGGAAGTAAGTTACACCTGGGTAACTGATAATTAAGGCTAGTGCTTGGTCACAAAGATATTCAGCTAATTTAGCGTCACTGAGGTGTAAAGCTTTACGACTGTATTTGGCCAAAGTGGTAAATTTACCTGGATCTCGTGTTAAGTAAATATGCATATTATTGAGATCCATATACCATGCTCGTAGTGAGCAGAATTTGATGGTGTTTGGAGGTCCAAATTCTATAAATTTTAAAATTTGTCCCAATCCATACATCCTGTCGTCCAATCCTTCGTAAATTGGCCCATCAAATTTTGGCTTCTTTAACCAATAACGGTCATAAGTTGCTTTAACTTTCACAAGGTCAGTCGTCTCTCTGAACATAACGGTAAAATCATCTCCTTTAGAAAAACAAATAAAATCCTCATTCAATACCAATCCTGCTTTATGACAGGTGTACCAATTATATAAACCCATACGTAATGTGTTCATTAATGTGGTGTCACAGTCTCCAGAAAAGACTGTTCCTAATATTGAATAAGTCATTAAATTGCTCTTCTTCTTGCCGTCAATATGGACTATGTCCATAACTTTGTAGTATGAATTGGCGACATATTCAAACAACTCTTGTGGTACATGGTGAACTTTGTCTTTTATCCAGTTGTAGACATAACGGTCTATAGCTTTTAATAATACATCTTGTGTGTTATCAAAAGCAGAACCGTCACCTTCAGCTACAACACAAAACCCTTCATCAATATAATGATTGATCTTGTCTTGCATCTGTTGTAAGTTCATTCCACCACAGTATGTTGGAATCTTGGTAGTAAATAATTCTTCAAGCTTCCAAGTAACTGGTCCCATAACGTATTTTATTAAATCAGGTATTGAACATACCATACGTGGTTTCCCATCCGTTGCTTGAATTTCAACCTTACAAATTCCTTCATAATGGAATAATTTCGGGTCGATATTGGAGAGTGATGTATAATGATCTTTCATTGGGTCTTTACCATTGAAAAACTCATGCCACGGGTCCATCCTTTTCTGTTTTGAAGCAGTAAGATGATTATACCATTGATTATATGAATAACCAAATGAGTCTAAATCATCTCCGATAAGTTCTTCTATTTTCTTGAAAGCAAAATCAAGAAAATCATGAAGGTCGGAAAGTTCTGGTACCGGAGCACTTTTCATTTGTCGCTTAGCAGCAGCAAATATAGTTCTTTTGCAATTATTATACACAATTGCATCTCGATCTGCTTCTGTGTGTGATAATACTTGTAAGAATCTTGGCTTATCATCACAGGTGCATTTGATATCTTTACAGTCAATTGCATCAAATTTTTCAAAATTTTCACCAGCTAATGTTAAAAGTTCTGGGTCTTTTATTTTCATTATTAATTTTGGAAAATTTCCTGTGATTTGTCCTGCTTTAGAGACTAATAAGCCTCGTTTCTTATAATCTTGTATTTCATTAGAAACAAATCGGTCAGATGGTAATAGAGATTCAGAAATTGTGAAACTATGAGGGTAAGCACCACGGAATCGAGGTGGAGCAGCTTGGTCTTGCATTTCCTTAGAGTAACAGATCCCGGTTACTTTACAACGTTCCGTGGAGGTGCATTTTGGTGCATTGTTTAAAAATCCAATTTTGTGGATTCTTTCCCAAGAGCTATAACTTCATTTAAGTGGAAGAAACCTCTTATCTTCTTACTTATGAAATCAAATAACTGACCCTTTTTGAAAGCATCAATGACGCCTTTTGGTGAGACGGTGAATTCTCCTTGTTTAAGGGCAGTTAATAACTCAGCATCTTTGCTTGATAGAGCAGAAGTTAACATAGACTCTACTACTGAAGTTTCTTTTATTGCATAGATCAATGCTGGAACACCATCTTTGACGATGTCAATTTCACCCTTACAAGCAGAATTGATGTATGCCAAATTAGATTTGACTAATTCTGGTGTAAGTTTAGGAGCGTTGGTGAAATTAAGTGTTACTTTATTTAAAATTTGTCTTTTGATATTTTTATAGACTGTAGATTGTTGTTTAATTGGAACACTAGATACAATGGATTGATAATAATCAACAATTCTACCATGTTTTCTTCTTTGTAACACAACAGATTGATCTTCTTCAGTTACAATAACATCAGCAATTTTGACAGATTGTTTTGGATATTCCTTATGTAATTCTCTGATATCATTGAAACTTTTTACAACTTCAGCATCTTTCGTTCGATTACTGAGTAAGCTCTTGAGTGTATTAGTTGTTATAGCGTCGTCGTCGAATATTTCATCCCCTAAGTAAGCATCAAAAGAGGTCATCTTACTTGGTTTCTTGACTGCTCTGAATCTTTTAATGCAACAATTAAGAAGATTGTAACAGTCAATTTGTTGAATTTCGACTATGAATTGGAATTTTGGATCTGTCACAATAGAAAGAGTGCCATTGTGAATGTAGTTATACTCATAACCTATTTGTTCAGATCCAAAACCAACGAATGTCCTAGGTGAGTCTCCTATGTTCAATCTACGTATCATACCAATTTCTTTTTCTTTTAGTGTTATTGGGTGTGTATTTTCATCTTTATTAACTGGTACGTATATATAACCATAACCAACATTACCATATGAGCAATTTTGGAACATGGTTAATATATCTTGTGGAGAAAAATGGCATAATTCATCTCCAAAATCTACAATTATATCATTTTCTAATTGTAATTGTGTAGTGTTGAACATCACCTGGTTGATTTGAGAATCTTTAAAATATTCGTTGGCAAATGAGCATCTGTCATAGGCACAATTGGATGTTGGAACAGAACAATGGACAGCATTGGGTGTCATTATTGTTTTCAAGGGATCATTGATTACATAGGTTTTTCTGACAGCAAACACTGGTCCTCCAATTAAGTGATTCCTAGGACATCTGAACATATGACCTAATTCATTAGCGTTTCTAAAATCACAGTATCTTCGGATTATAGAAATCTCACTCATACCGAACATACTACTACCTAATGGGGGTACGTCGTGTGCGTGAGAAGCACTTAGTGCATTAGAGCTACTATTACGTGTGCTGCTAACGGCATAACAATTAATACCTATTGATTGAAGTGCATCGACATTTATGTGACTACTTACACATAAAGGTTGAGAAAATAAGTTTGATATTACTAATGGAATTTTTGGGGAATTGCCATTAGTAGTATTGGATTGCTTTTGTTTAGTATTGTTTTGTACAAAATGAC